CACTACAAAGCCTTCATGTGTCCAACACCACAGGGTACACCAGATCAATGCAAGGCAATCTATCTAAAGAAGAACACGCCTGAGTACGCTACGTTCTAGTAGCACCTAAGTTTGAGAGGGTAGTGTAGTGGGGAAGGCTACCTACCCTCTCAATTATTATTGGAGATAAATGAAAACATTAAGCAGAGCAGTAGGTCGTCCTGACATTGGTGGTGAGCCAATGCCTACAGTATTCAGGACATTTGATACAAATCAAATTGTATTAAGACGAGCAGAAGTAAGTATGATTGCTGGCACACCAGGTGCTGGTAAGTCTACGCTTGCTTTGGCTTTAGCATTACGTATGCAAGCACCAACTCTATACCTATCAGCGGATACTAATGCACACACTATGGCTATGCGTTTGTATTCTATGATCACGGGAGTATCACAAAGTGAAGCAGAAAAAATCATATCAGAAGACACAGACAATTCTAGGAATAACCTTGCTCTTGCCAGTCATATTTATTGGAGCTTTGATTCTGCCCCTAGTCTTAGTGATATCGACGATGAGGTTACCGCGATTGAGGAGTTACTTGGAGAAGCACCTGCCTTAATTGTTATTGATAACCTCATGGATATTAGTATGGACGGCGGAGAAGAATTCAGTAACATGAGATCAGCACTTAAAGAACTTAAGTACTTAGCAAGAGATACTAACGCCGCTATTCTAGTGTTACATCACACACAAGAAGGTTATGTCGGAGACCCTTGCCAACCAAGATCATCCTTGCAAGGCAAGGTAGCACAGTTACCTGCGCTTATCCTTACCGTTGGACAGAATGGTGGTGGGTTACTAGGTGTGGCTGCAGTTAAGAACAGGTACGGTAAAGCAGATCAGTCTGGTAAATCACCAGTATGGTTACAGTTTAATCCAGAGTATATGTTTATAGCAGACATGGAAGAAGCAAGATGAAAGGTGTAAACGGAGCTTATGTCCGTGACAATCCTAATCCCAAAGAAGAACTAACACTAGAAGAACTATATCAAAAAGCATTAGATGATATAGATTTTTTACGAGCAGCTAATCGTGGATTAAAAGAAGAACTAACAATATCAAATGACATCAGATACAAACAACATCTAAAGATAGTAGAACTAGGAGTACCAAGTGGAGCGTATTAATTGGGATACCAATAACACACCAGACTACGACGACGACGATGAGTAAATTCGGTTGGTGTCTTGGTCACGATACAGAGCAGCAGCACAGTAAATGTCCTAAAGAATTTACTAACAACATACAAAACTATACATTGAAATGTGATTGTGAATGCCATGAGCAAAAGTAAACAAAAAGGTACGGCTGCTGAAACAGCAGTGGTTAACTGGTTAGTAAGTAAAGGACGTAAGCATGTCGAACGACGATCTCTTAACGGAGTCAATGATCGAGGTGACATTGCAGGTGTGCCTGGAGTTGTACTTGAAGTAAAGAACTGTGTCAAGATGGAACTATCAGCGTGGTTAAAAGAACTAGAAGTAGAAATGATTAACGACAAAGCTGATACAGGTGTAGTGATTCATAAGAAAAAAGGAACACAAGATGTTGGACTATGGTATGCAACCATGCCAGTAAACATCTGGTTTAAACTAATAGAAGAAGCAGGATACTAATGGATGTACCACCTATTGCTGCAATCATAGAGCATTATGGTGGCAGACTAAGAAGAGACTACGGTAGTTGGCAAAAGATTAAATGCCCTTTCCATAGTGATAGTCACGCATCAGCAGGTGTATCAGTAACAGACAACATCTTTGTATGTCACGGCTGTGGAATTAAAGGCAATGCATTTAACGTAATCAAACTACATGAAGGAGTAAAATACAATGAAGCTATCAAGATCGCAGAAGGTATTACTGGAGAAAGCTACAAATCATTACGAGCAACACCTACCATTGGCAGAAGAATATCTAGCACAACGAGGAATAAGTCTAGAGATAGCGGAAAAGATTCGATTAGGAGTCGTCGCTGATCCACTGCCTGGACAAGAACAATTTATAAATAGATTAGCTATCCCTTACATTACGCCAACAGGCGTAGTTGATATAAGGTTTAGATCAATGGGACCAGAAGAACCTAAGTACATGGGTATGGCAGGAACTTCAACCAGACTATACAATGTAAATGCCTTGCATGTAGCAGGTAATTTTATTGCAGTATGTGAAGGAGAAATAGATGCTATCACTCTTAGTTATTCTTGCGGTATTCCTGCTGTGGGTGTGCCTGGAGCTAATGCTTGGAAACGGCACTACGGACGCTTACTGGCAGACTTTGAGACTATCTATGTGTTTGCTGATGGTGATCAGCCTGGCTCTGATTTTGCAAAGAGTTTAAGTAAAGAGTTTAATAGTGTTATCATTATGCAGATGCCAGATGGTGAGGATGTTAACTCAATGTACTTACGCAATGGATCTGGTTACTTCACAGAAAAGATTGCAGCATGAGTACTAAGCAAGACTTAAAAGAATTAGAAGAACATGAATTAAAACTAAAGGAGTACAACGATGCAAGAGTTCAGCGAGCAAGAGATCAATCACATCTTCCAAGCCCTGATAAACATGGGACTGGAAGTAACCAACGTGAAGTACTCGAACGGATTGACGCTTACGTTAAAGCGACCAGTGCTAAAGTGAAACCACCATTAGAGTTTGAAGCCGCAGTCATAGCCCGCAAAGCTATTGATCTGTTAATTAAAAAGCATGAAGACTATGGACCAACTAACATCTCTGATGCTCCAGGTGGACCATTGAACGGACTAAGTGTAAGACTGCACGACAAGGTAGCAAGACTAAATCATTTACTATCTAATGATAAAGAACCAAAGAACGAAGCTATTGAAGATACATTCATTGACATCCTTAACTATGCCTTAATTGCTTTACTAGTAATTGAAGGCAAGTGGGATAATACTAAGTAGGTACATATGAAAACAGTTGTAGTGATTCCAGATATGCAAGTTCCTTACCATGATCCACGATCAGTACGTGCAGTACAAAACTTTGTAAGTGACTACCAACCAGATGAACTCTTCTGTGTTGGTGATGAAGCAGATAGTCCTGAACCATCACGATGGAACAAAGGATTAGCTGGTGAGTATGAAGGTACATTGCAAGCAGGTCTAGATCGTACTGCTGCTATTATGAAAGAGTTTAAAAACAAACTAGGCGATAAGCCTTTCCACACAATGAGGAGTAACCACGGTGACAGAGTCGAACATTATGTTAAAAGATACGCTCCCGCCCTTGCAAGTCTGCGGGAATTGGAATACTCCAAGCTTTTACATTACAGCGAAAACGAAATTACCTATCACGATAAACTATGGGAGTTTACGCCAGGATGGGTACTGGCACATGGAGATGAAGGCAACATCTCAAGGCAAGCTGGCGGCACGGCTCTGGCTTTGGCTCGCAAGATTGGGTCTTCAGTTGTCTGTGGGCATACGCATCGAGCGGGAATTCAACATGAGCACCAAGGTTACAACGGCAAGATTCACAGTCGTCTCTACGGAGTTGAAGTCGGACACCTTATGGATCTTAGCCAAGCGTCATATCTAAATACTGGTAGTGCTAACTGGCAACAGGCATTTACTATTCTCTACATACGTAGAGGTAACGTAACTCCTGTTGTTGTTCCTATCAATGGACGATCTTTTGTAGTCGAGGGTAAGACGTATGAGTTCTAATGGAATTGTTTATGAGATGTACCATGCCATGGTCAAGCAGATTGGTTCAGAGTTTAAACGTAAATACGCAATGGTTGAACGTGAAGACATTGAACAAGAACTGTGGCTATGGTTTGCTGAACATCCAAACAAAATAGAAGAATGGTTAGCTCTACCTAATCAGAAAGATAGAGATAAACTATTCGCTAGATCACTACGTAATTCAGCATTAGACTATTGCATCAAAGAAAAAGCACATAAGTCTGGTTACAATGCAGAAGATAACTTCTGGTACAACAAGCAGTTCATTAAGCTTATGATTCCTGCTGTACTTAGTGATGACTGGACTAAGTTTAATAACACACTAAGTAACATGGGTCGTACCAGTAAAGCACTAGCAGAGTCAGGTGACTTTATGGCATTTAGTTCTGATGTCAAAGTTGCTTTCGATAAACTAAATGACAGAGAGAAATCATTAGTTCATTTATTTTATGGTGAGCAAGTAGACGGTGCTGAACTACAAGAACGAGTAGATGCTGACAAGTCACAAAAAGCAGTGATGATGGAAGCTAACAGAGCAGTCAACAAAATGGTCAAGATACTTGGTGGTAATCCACCAGTAAAAGATGAAGACTACCTAAGTAATACATAAAAAAATAACCCCTCTTAGGGTGGTAGGTACTAAGTTCATACTCTACTACCCCAGAGGGGATTATAATTTATTATCTATTAAATTTTCTTAGCTTTAATCTGACGACCATCAAGTACTATAGGTGCAGCACCGTTATGCCACACCCAAAAACCAATAGGCATCTTAGGGTTACAGTCAATAGTATGTGACCAGTGAGAATGGTAAGTAGAACCAGCCCAACCATATGTGTTCTTGTCATCGTGACCAGTCTCATCTAACTGATCTGTACCTGGGTAACGACATAGACGACCACGTAGTACATCTCCAGCACCAGCGGGATACTCAACACGCAGTACTACAGTCCATTCCCATACACCAGTTTCAGGAACTACAAATTTATCTTTACCTTGAAACTTTACATAAGTCCAAGTCTTAGGTGGAATAGATTGCTTTGCTTTACCTGATTCATCTTTAAATAAAATACCACTCATAGTGCTAATACTCCCTTTGGGTCTAAGTCTTTGCTTGTGCTCCAGCGAGGTCCATTTCTGAGCTCTACGTGAAGATGGGGACCTGATGAGTTACCTGTATTACCAGATTTTCCGATGACCTGATTTTTGGAAACCTTATCGCCTGGCTTGACCAGCGACTTGCTTAAGTGAGCATAGATAAAGAATGTTCCATCAGGCAAGGCTTCCACAATTTGTACGCCATATGATTTTCCCCAGTTAGCATTAGCAACTACGCCATCAGCAACTGCAAGAACTTCTGTACCTACTGGCACTGCAAAGTCACAGCCCGTGTGGTAACCTTTTGACCACATCTTCCCACGGCGTTTATATTCGCATGTGATCTTTCCATCTTTGATTGGCAAAGCCATTAGTCTTCATCCTCTTCTCTTAATGGTATAGTTACTAGCCACAGAATAAAACCAACCATGATTAAAACTCCTGTAACTTTCTTTGCACTGCCATCTAATGTAAAGTAAGCAATACCGAGTCCGACCAAGGTGTATGTCTCAGCCGTAATTTCTTTAAAGTACTTCTTGATCTTGTTAAACAATTACTTAAGTCTCCTGACTTGAGCTAGTTGACCTACGATTACTGCAGCCACTACGACACCTTGAGATTCTTCTCTTTCTTCTGGTGTCATGTCACTTCCGATAGCCATAATTGCCTCAGCAGCAGCTGCAATCTGTACAATTCCAGGTACATTTTCTAGGTAGGTTGGTAGTTGGATACTAACCTCTTCTAAAAACTGCTCTGTGTCGCTTACAGGGGCAGCAATCGCTATTGTAGGCTCTGGTTCTGGGGTTTCTTCAGGGACTATTTCAGGGGTTGGAGCTTCTATAGGAGTAGGGGAAGGGTCAGGCTCAACTTCTACAACTTCTTCCACAGATTCTGATGGAATAGGAGTTGGCTCTGGTTCAGGTGTAACACTAGGGGTTACTACTGGGACTGGTTCTATGATAGGCTCAGGGGATGGTGATTCACTTTGAGTAGGTTCAGGTATTGGCGTTGGCTCTGGGTCCAAACTTGGTACAACACTTGGGACTGGCTCAGGTTCTACAGTCTCCGTAGGTTCTGGCGTAGGTTCAATAACGACAGGAGTGGGTGACGGAGCAATACCGTTGTAGTATCTGAGTGGACTATCTACTGGTAGTTCATCACTAACGTACGTTGTGTATGGTCCAGCATATCCACCCTCACACCATAGCCTTGGTATTTCACCACGACCATTAAAGAATTGATTACTGTTATCCCATCCAACTTGATACGTACGCTCTTCACCCTGCTCGTTAGCACAGATGATTGTAGTCATTGCTGATTCAGCGAAGGCACCAGTTGGACTGAACACCATTAACGAACCTACAATAAAAGAAACAATCCCTAACTGGATTTTTCTTTTCAATTGTTACTTAGACTTCTTCTCGTTAGCTTTAGCAAATGAGTCATTGATTTCTTTATCATCAAGTCTACCATCACCAAGGTAGCCACGAGCTAAAGATTCAGATACAACTGCAACACCCATGATTGCTGCTAGTGCAGCAGACTTCCAAGTATCAATACCCAGTAGTGCACCAGCACCAAGGGTACCCATAACGGATGCAATAACTACAGCTACCATGCGACCTGAGATGTCTTTGATTTGCTTCTTACTCATTTATAGTTTCCTAACTGTTACTAGTAATGTGCCACCAAAGCCACTACTATTTTTATCTGGAGAAGATTCATTACTAAATCTAACTTCTTCAATTACGCCATTATATTTTTCACCAGTACGGTAGTCAGTTACATTAACAAACTTACCTGTCTCTTCAATAGATTCAATGCGCTGGATATATTCCATAGCACGACCATCGTAGCCAAAGATAGAGTTGTATCTATCCATCTCATTGTCATAACAAGATAGTGGATACTGATACAAACGTTGACGACGTGTAGCTGGCACTGCCTTAATCTGGTAAGCCTCAAGTACTGGTAGTTCTTGGTCATCTGTTACGTTGTTAAATACAAACTTAAGGGATATGTATTCTTGCTTGTTTTCAAGAGTACTAGTCATAAGTACATCTTGATTACTTAGACCCTCGGACAAGATAGCCAGTGAACTTGTAGTTCCATTCTTGTCAATGGTGTACACGGTAACGTTGTCACCTTGACCAGTTGTGCACTGTACGTTTAGGTAACGGAAGAACTTAGGTTCAACCGTACCGTAACGAATCTTACCTGTTTGTAACCAACCACTTGAACGCTTAAGTGAACTATGTTCAACTTGAAGTTCACCAGTTCCATCTTCCTGAACAACCATAACTAAACGATTGTTTAAGTTATATACTTCAGTTGCTTCTGAACTTGATGGTTGTAAGTTTGTCTGATACTCAAGATCGTATGCGTATGCAAAAGTTCCATCATTAAATGATTGAGTTAAGTCAATACGAATTAGTATGGCATTTGTGTAAGCACCAGCATCTGCTTTAGTCGCAGCGTAAATGTATGTACCACGTTCAGTAAATCCATTAACTGGATAAGAAGTTTCAACTAACAAAGGACCAAGAATTAAATCACCATCAGTACCAATTGAACAAATTCTTACTCCCCTATTGGTTCCAACAACTAAGTATCCTAAGTAGAAGTGAATTGCTTTAACTAACTCACCATCAGGAAGGGTAACACTTACAGTTGAACTAGATACGTCTGGAAGTAACGTTCCATTATTTGTGGATGTTGGCGTACCATCAAAAGGTATCTTCCAAATCTCACCGCTATTACCAGCATTTCCTGAAGCGTAAATGTGTGTTTGTCCACCAGCAATGTCATTCCAAACAAAGGTAGAATCAAGGTGAGTTCTGGAGTCATATTGTTTGCCAGCAGGTAGTGCCCCACTGTGTGCGTTAGTATTTCCTTGACTGTC